GAGTTGTTACGGACATATGTGGATCAACTGCGAGGTTGAGTCCTAGAACATTACCCTGAATTGACTGACCTGAGACATTACCACTCGCGTTCTGTGGCTGTGCTGCCATAAAGAGTGAGCGGTTGGTTGTGTCATCGGCAGACATAATTGTCTCCCACCAAGCGGTGTTAGCCACTAGGTTCTTGGCGAATTTGCCTGAAGCTGCATAAGCTGCTGGAACTTCCTTGGCAATAAATGCTTTGAGTCCTGCAACTGTTGCTGCCTGTGTTGCTGCTGCAGTTCCTGAAGCGGTGAACGCTGCAACTACTGCGCCATCTGTGTACTTAGCATAAGCAGAGCCAAGTTCGCGGATTAACTCATCATAGAAAACTGGTGAGCTGCGATCTAGGAGCTCCCAAGAGATGGTTTGAATTCCAGCTGCCTTCTTAACATCTACTGTGATGTAAGTAGAAGCCATTTCAGTTCCACCAAGAGCACCATTTTCAGCCTCAAGAGTTACTGTTGGCTGAGTTGAGATCTTTGGAAGTGTGAAGCTCATTCCAGATGCTGGAAGAACTCCGCGTGAGATTGAATCAACAGCTGGACGGCCATCGATTGTGTTTGTTGCAAACTCGTTAAGGTGTGGAGCAAGAGTTAGACCAGTATTTGTGCTGGTGTCATTTGCTGCCTTAACATATTGACGAGATTCCTCGTTGCCCATAGCCGCCTTGATGCTGTGCTCCAAATAAGAAGCTGCATTGACGATTGGGGAGCGAGGAGTGGTGAAGAAAGCAGGCTTTGGAGCCGCTGCTTCAACCTTTGCTGCTTCTACCGTTTCTTCGGCAGGAGCAGGAACGGTAGTGTCAGACACTTGTTCTCCTTCGGTTGTTGGTTGCTCTGATTCAACGGATGCTGGATCAGAATTCTTTTCTTCTTCTTCAGATGCTGCGACTTCAGCTACTCTCGCGGAGTCAATCGCTGGGTCGGTGACGAGGCTGACCTCGACAAGCCTGCTTGCGGTGATGGACATAGTCCCTTTTTGATTGTCCCAAGCATCAACTTGGACTCCAACCGAGAACCCATCTCTGAGTCCTTCAGACGCCTCGATGAGAGCATCCTCACCGGCCATTGTGGTTGCAATCTTGAAGACTGCATCGATACCATCTTTAGTGACATTGGCTTCCATCAACTTTCCGATTGGACGAGTGCGATCGTGCTCTAAAAGTAATTTGATTCCCTTGCCCATTTCGATTGAATTAGCAGCGAATACTGTTGGACCAGCTGAGGTATTGCCTTGCTCATTCCAAGTCACTATCTTTCCTGAGATGGTACGAGACTTAGCATCGGCTGCTGTTATTGTCATTGGAAAATTTATCTTCATCGGATTAAATCTTCTTCCTCTTGGATTTGTTCAACGCTCATCGCTCCGATGGTGTTGAGGATCTGATATACCTGCGCTCTTTCCAAAGGATTGCCGCGTAGGAAATCATCTAGGTCGAATCTAATCTCGCTAGTTGATGGGCAAATATCTGGAAGTGATAAGCGTTCCTCAATCGCAGATAAAATCGGGCGAAGTGAGAAATCTACAAGTGAACGGCGCTCTGTGGTCGCGTTGCTATATGTCATCGAAGTTGTTTCGGCAGATAAGAAGTAAGCAGGGATGCCTGCTGCTCTGGCAATTTCGAGCGCCAAGTATTGTCTAGCTTCTACGAGCTGAAGGCTCTTAGGATCAAAGCCCACTTGTTGCATTTCAACATCTGCATTTAGGAAAGCAGTTGATTTTGTTGCTCTGGAATTGCGCCAAGCTTCTAGCAGTTTAGAAATTCTCTCTGAAGGTAAATTAGTTCCATTAGATTTAAGTACCATTGATGGGACTGGTTCTTTTGCATAATTCAAAGCAGCCATTTCAAGTTCTACGGCAGTTCTAATTGTGCGACCAGCTCTATTTAGGAAACCTTCATCTGCTCCATCGAATCTAATTAAACTTCCAACTCCTGCGATTGGTGCAGTTCTTCCATCGACTTTATATCCAATAATTTCTGTGTTCGCATTGTTGTATTCAACAGTTACGCGCATTGGATCTATACGAGTCCAGGCTCTTACTCTGCCATCCTCTGCATAAGCATCAAGGACCAATCCAAAACCGACTCCATATAGCCAAACATCTTCAGCGAGCCAGTTGTAAACGACAAAGCCGGAGACTCTCGGATCAGGTTGGTTGATTACTCTTAGTGGATCAACGTGAGCTCCGGTAAGACGATTGTATTGCTCTAGTGGTAGAGATCCGATAATTCCGCAAATGATATTCCTAGCGCGAGCAACAGATGGAACTGACATTGCAGTTGCGCGATCCATTGTGGTAGGTGCGTTGAGTAATCCATAGATGGATGATTGAAGATTGAAAGGCGCTAGTGAAGCTTCGACATCTACTGATTTAGGAGTAGAAGCTGTAAGCGTTGGAAATAAGAAATCTTTGAGTCCCATTGCTCACATTGTAAGATGTCCGTCTTACATAACGACTATGTCAAATTCCGTTTCAGCTGCTGTGGCGTAGTGAGTCGCTAAAGCTGCAGCTACTGCCCCAGTAATTACGGCCTGAGATACCTTACGGCCCATTACCCAGCCACCATCTCCGAAAGATAATCGGACGGCTGATAAGCAATGCTGGGTCAGCTCATCTTGGCCTGCGTGAGCAAGCCTGCCGGATGAGATAGCCGAGAGGAACTCATCGCAAGAGGTCGCATACTCCTGCCCATCTATTGCCTCGATATTTAATCCTGCTGGGACCAATCTAGCCGCTACTGCTGAAGCTGTACGCGCTGAATAGAGCACCTTCTGAGTTTGGAACTTGCGATACCAGTCAGCTAGATCATTGGCTATTAATTTATCCGATAAGTATCCCGGATTAGTCCAAGTCTGAAGCAACTGGATCTGAAACTTATCTCGACCGATTCGCTGACTCGCTACTAGGCTAGCGTGACGGCGATCAGGTGATAGGTCGAGTGCCAGCCAAGTATCAGCGGCATAATCAAGCTTCAGACCCTCGATGAAACAAGCCTGCCATTGAGACGGATTGATGACTGGGTTGATTGTCTGCACCCATTGACATAAGACTTCGGTTCTTACGATGTCCTCCGGGTCATTTAGGACCGCTCGGATATTATCTGGATGAATTGTGTGGCCAAGTGATGGATTAGCTTGGCAGATGCCATACCAAAAGTCTGCTGAGTTATCGAACCTAATCTCAGGCTTTGCTGACCATTCAAACCAACCAATCTCATCATCATTACCTAGCATTGAAGCTAATGCGCGTTCTCTTAATTTATTTAGGACGATGGAGTGCTGATCTCCGGCATTTGAATAGAGCCAAGACTGGGGATTAGCCGAAGCCATCTGCGTATATCGAAGTGCAGACCAAACATCCTCATCCTGATACTCGCGAACCTCATCTAAATGGATCGTATTAGGTGCAGCAATACCTCGACCAGCTGAGTTATTAGCTCGGACGATATATCGGCGATTATTAGTGAACTGAAGCTCTTGAAAACCCTTACTCTCTAGCTTCTTAACAAATTGGGCATTTAATTCAGGAGTCTGTTCTACGATTGCATAGATTTTGTAGAAGATTTCAGCTGAAGTAGTTAGTTTATGAGCTGTGTGGACCTGTAATTTCTCATCTAGATCAAAGATTCTCCATAGGATATTAAGCGCCATAAAGGTTGATTTACCATTTTGACGGGCAACTAGGATGCTAATTACTGGGTGAGCCCACCGTCCATCGGGCTTCACTTTGAGCGCGTGATGGGCTAGCCATTGCTGCCAAGGCAATAAAGGATGGCCAATACGCTCGCAAAACTTAATAAATTCCTCTCCGCGAGAGGGTAAATCATTGAGTTTAGTGTGGATTCTAGGTTCCAGCACACCTCGGTAAACCGATTCATCCCGAAGCTTAACGAGCTCGGCCGGTTTGTTTTCAGGAAAAGCCAACTCAATCAAAATAGTGCATTTCGGTCCGATTTTCAGAGAAGGAATC